CTAACTTGTTTACAGATCCGCAGGGTGCAGTTAATTTTAAATTTAATTTAAAGTTTGACTTTGACGAATTAAATTCTGTGCAACCTGCTGCTATTGATTTTACAAACACAGTATCACAGATAGCTTTCTTTGGTGTGCAGACATATGCTAAGTATGCAACAACAGGATCAGGAACTAGTGGTGCAACAACTATAACCGTAGCAGCTAATACTAATATGGAAGTGGGGGATACTATTGCTGGCACAGGTATACCAAGTGGTACTACCATAACTAATATAGATAGCACAACAATAACTATAAGTAATGCCTTGACAGAAACAATAAGTAGTGTTAGAATAACAGACGCAGGTTCTACCTTTGGAGGTAAAGTTCAAAACTTATTTAATACACAAACAGTAGGCACAGGATTTACAACAGCAATACAATTTAGAAGTAACAGTCAAGACCCACCTTTTTCACTTGACACGGTGACATTAGAATACGGAACAAACACAAGAAGGTAACATTATGGGAACAGGTTATACAAGAAACGATACAGACAATAACATTGCTGACGGTAACGTTATTAACGCTGCAGACTTTGATGGAGAGTTTGATGCGATTGTATCTGCATTTTCTACTAGTGGACACACACACGATGGTACATCTGCTGAAGGTGGACCTGTTACTGTCTTAGGCCCAGCGCAGGATTTTGTTGTTAGTGCTACAACAGTTGTTCCTAAAACAACTAACACACTAGACTTGGGTACAGATGCCTTAGAGTTTAAAGATATCTATATAGATGGTGTAGCTTACATTGATGGACTAGGTAGAGATCTACTTGTTTCAGGTACAAATAAAATACAGTTTCGTGACACTGCTATCTCTATTAGCTCTACAAATGATGGTGAGCTAGATCTTGTTGCAGACGGTGATATATTCTTGACTGCTGGCGTAGATATTAATATACCAGCTAATGTTGGTCTTACTTTCGGTAACGATGCAGAAAAAATTGAGGGAGATGGGACAGATCTAACCATTACAGGTAATAATATTAAATTAACCGCAACTGCTGATGTTGTGTTACCTGCTAATGTTGGTCTTGTTCTTGATGGGTCTGGTAATGAAAAGATAGAATCAGACGGAACAGATATTAGTATTAGTGTAGGATCAGGTGGTGACATAAACATTCCTGCTAATATTGGAGTAACGTTTGGTGACGATGGAGAAAAAATAGAAGGTGATGGTACAGATTTAACTATTAATTCATCTAACGATCTTAACCTTACAGCAACTACTGATATTAATATTCCTGCAAATGTA